CGGCGAACGCGCCAAGTGCCAATGACGCAGTCTTGAGGTGAGGATCGGAGAATACCGCGTTCCCCAGAATGCCGATGGCCGGACCACCGACGCCGATTGAGATATCTCGAATGAAAGCGTGGTGGTCCGTCATCGTGGTGGTTAGTTAGTGTCCGCCTGCGATTGCTTTGCAGCTTCCAAAATCAGTTCGGCGATAGGGACGCCGACCTTTGCATTCTGGAAACCGCCAGCCTTGATAGCGATGTCGATGAGTTGGAGGAGTTGATTGGTCTGCTCAGTGGTAAGTTCGATTGTAATCATGCCGCCGGAGCATCCGAAACAACCGGCTGCTCGTCAACAGCGGCGACAGGAGTTTCCGCATTGACGAGCGGCGGCTCCACCTGCGGCAACATCGGAGGCACGATCATTTCCGGCTCCGGAGCAGGAGGAACCGGCGCAGGATTGGCCAGCTTATAAGCCTCCACAACCGCAGGAGTCCACAGCGCATTGGCAATCTTCACCACCTCAGTCGGCTGGCCTTCCAGCGAGTCGCCGGGATACAGCGTGTACTGGGCGGTGATTTCGGAGCCAACGATAGACCCGCTGTTGTCGTAATCGACGCCGGTCGTCACGAACAGCGAGTTGTCGGTGTTGACCTGAACGGTCGTGATGGGAACGGGTACGATCATTGGGTGATGGGGCTAGGGTTGGCGATGCTGGCCTGATAGGCAGCGACAGCAGCAGGAGTCCAGACAGCGTTGGCAATCGCCACAACCTGCTCGGGCTGACCCGTAAGGTCGGAGCCGGGAGCGAGACAGTAGCGGCGGAAGGTGGAAGCCTTCACGGCTTCTCCATCGACGATCTGGTCCGCAAGACGGACCTGAAGGACGGTTGAAGGAAGAACCTCGCAGAGCGAGAAGATAGAGCGTTCGGTGAGCATAGGATTAGACAATGTAAGTAACCGAAATAAGTATTTCTCCAGAAGTATCCATTGCAATGCCAGCCCCCGCCCCACCTCCGGTCGGATATTGCCCAAGCGTTATCACGCTCGTTGCGTTAATGGCATAGCCTGTTGCGATATTTCCTGCTGATAGAGAAACATTGCTGAAATATCCAATGGCGGCGGCCGCAAAGTAATTTGATGCGCTTGAAACTTGAAAAGGAAGTCCAGAAATACGCATATCTCCGGTTCCGGTATGTGCGGTCCAATCCAAAAAAATCTGGCAACTCACTAATCTTCCAACTTTTGTGTATGTTCCAGATTGAACTGAATAAGTTCCTGTTCCAGCCGTTGAAGTTCCGATGATGGTCGGCGTGAAAGTCCCCTCCTCGTAATCGTCGAGCGTATTCGCATCGGACGATGCCACTTGGGTGGCGGGGAAAGTGATGCCGGACTTGAGTTGGAGAACGCCGCCATTAGCGTTTGCACTCGCAACACCCACCAGCAAATTCCCCGACGCATCCAGCGTCATCGCTTGAGTGAAGGTGATGTTGTTTCCAGCGGTTCCGCTGGGGGCGATGTACCAAGTGTGAGTTCCGTTGCTTGGAGAGTACAACGAAACGGCGTTGGTGTTCGTGTACTTGTAATTGGTTCCATCATTCCACCAGTTTGAACCAACCTCCATAGTCAGGTTTGCGGAAACAAGCTGCGCAGGGCTTGAAATCTGAATCGCTTTCCGACCACCGCCAAACGCACTCGGTGTAACCCCCAAGCCCAGCCCCGCGGAGTTGAGGCGCATGGCTTCACCACTAGCAATAATCCAGTTCAACGTGTCGTTGGCAGGATTTCCCATTCCACTGTTCTGATACCAGAAACCGTAAACAGGAACAGTCGAAGAGAATCCAGTCGAAACCGGAGCTTGGATGTAAGCAGACGAAACAGCAGCCGCAGGATCAGTAGTGCGAAGGAATAGCGCGGCAGTGTTTCCATTGCTTCGAACATCAAGCGGAGCAGCCGGTGTCGCCGTCCCAATACCCACCCGATTGTTCGTCGAATCAACCTTCAGCGTACTCGTGTCCACCGTCAGATCGCCGGTGATGGTGGCGGTTCCCGGTACGACGATGTTATTGCCGCTCGGGCCGACTGCCGTGTACAGCTCCGTGAAGTTCAGATTGCAGTAATCGAACGAAGTGCGAAGCGGAGTTCCCGTTCCGTCGTTCGGTGCTGCGCCGATATTAATGGTCTGTTTTGCCATATCTATTAAAAGGTTTAAGGATTACAGAAATTGGGTCATGTCCGCCGTGATGATCGTGGAATCAGCCGTAATCACCGTATTATCCGCCGTGATATCAGCCGTTCCTCCAAGAATCGACGCCTCCCAAAGTAGGCCAATCTCCAGCAGGATGCGTTCGCGCGGACTCTTGCATGAAGCTCCTTGAGCCTCCGCAATCAATTCAGCCGCTTCGCTACAGGAGATGTTTGCCATGAGATTTTAGAACGGATGCGAAGTGATGTACCAAGCCGTCCCGTCCGATATGATGGTAATCGAATTCCACTGCGGGGACAGCACATGAGTCAGCGCGCCATCAATCGTCTCAGACGCATAGGCATCAACCGTAACCGTGTTCGCGCCGCTATTGATGCGCTTGAACACATAGATGCGGCCAGGAACAAGCGCAGCCGGAGGAAGCGTCAGCGTAATCGAACCTCCAGCGGCATTGCAGACCAAGAAGTAATCGCCGCTCACCACATTGCCGGTCGTCGTAACGGTCCGATATGCGCCGCGAGTCGCTCCACCGCCCTGAAGGTAAACGGCAATGCGATTCTCAAGAGCCAGCTTGGCCAGCTCAATCTCGCGAGGAGAGCGACAACCCAGCGACGCCGCCTCATTGATCAGCGTCTCCGCCTCGTCGCATGTGATGTTTGGCATATCGGTTTAGAATTTAGGCCATCGGGCCGCGTCCGCGCTGCATCACCTCGGCGATGAAACCGCCGCCGCCAGGAGTAGACCCCCCCTCCATCTCCTCGCCCTCCTCGTATTCCTCCTCGCCTCCCTCGGCCATCTTCTTGCCCTTAGACTTCTTCTCGTAACCGGGGATGGCCATGCCATCAATCTCGATGACCTCCGCCTTTCCACCCTTGCCAAGAACGATAGTCGCCATCGTCTGGAAAGCCTCGCCTTCCTTCAAATTCTCGGGGATTTCAACGCCTTTGGGAATGGTAAATACCGGCATGAAGCGAGCATCAGACTCATGGCATGTATGTCAATCAAAAACCCCCCACCAGCCTTTCGGGCCGATGAGGGGCTGCTCCAACAACGGAGCTGTGAGACAAACAACCTATGAGATAATCCGGTGGCTACAATCGCCGAAAAGAAAAAACCCGCAAGCATTTTACGCCTGCGGGTCTGTTAATTACTAGCTCGATTACGAGCAGATGATCTGGGTCAGCGCGCCGGTGCAACGGCGGAAGATGATGGTCATGCCCTGGTTAGTGAAGATTGGCTCGGGAGCATGAATGAACTCAGCGTAGTGCTGACCCTTCTTCTCCAGAGGATCGGCGCAATCCACATCGAGCTTGTAGGCACCAGTCACCCACTGCCACTCGCCCATGTAGTTGGTCGGCATCCAGCTCAAATCGCCGACACGGTTCACAGGGCGAACAATGTGCGACTTGAAGACATACGGGGTGACGATGAACGCGGCCTCGAACGGAGCAGTCACCCAGCTTGAGTTGACGCTGAACACCGTACCCTTCGTGCCATTGGCGCTGGTAAACGGCTGAACCAACGTGTACTTGCCACCAGCGTAGGTGTAGCGGGGCGGGAACAGATTCGGCACATGCCGGAAGTTCTTAATCACCCGATTCGCGCCAATGCGCTTGAGCAACTCAGCGCCGCTGCCGCTGCCCATATCAGCCTGACGCAGATCCTCACGGAACGCGGGGTTGTTCTGAGCGATGCGCTGCGAAGCCTCCAAGCCGATGTAGAGCGGGAACACCGGGCCGTCGCTGCTGTAGCTGATGAAGCCAGAGCTATCAGGATTGGTAGCCCCGTTGCGGATCAGCGTGGCAGCAGCCACATCGAGCATCTCCTGAGTCAGCTCGGAGGTGGACTGATTCAGCGCCTGACCAGCGGAACCGGTCTGAATCCAAGGCAGCTCATTCACGCCAGACGGAATCGTCTCAACCTGAGTGAAGGACGAGTCGGCCACAGCCTTGATGGCATACTTGGCGAACATGTTCTGGTAACGGGTTTCCCAAGAACGCTGAGCGCGGATGGAGAGCTTCTCCAAGTACACACGCAAGAACGCCTCGACGCGATGGTCGAAGGTCAGATCGTCCTTACACAAGAGCGGACCTTTGAGGGCGAAACGCTCAGGACTCCAGGTGACGGCATTGTAGCCGACCGGAACGTCATTGTAGGTGACATCGCAAGCGCCAGCGTTATCGCCGGGATTGCCGCTGGCGAGCGTGATGGCCGACCACTCCTCAGCCGCAGTCGGCTCGATGGAAGTGGTGGTGAACGAGGTCTGGGTCAGACCAGTACCCTGAGGATACTCGCCGCGCTCAATCATGTTGAGCCACATCGAGCGGTACGAGGCGCGTTTATAAACGTCCTGCGCGAGCGACTCAGTAGCCACCGCGAAGGCGTTGAAGACATTAGGACAAGCCATGAGATTATGAAATTAAACCGACGTTATCTGCGTTATGGTTGGCCATCCATCCACCACACGGTGGCTGATTATCCAACCTGCTACACGCGGAGTGTCATTGCCGCTTAGACGGTTTTGCGATGGCTGACCAAGCCTCCGCATTGCTTAAGGTCGTTACGCGCACTGACGCACAAGGGCGACTAAAGTGTCAATCACAATTAGTAAACTCATCGGTCAGCTCCGACTGCTCCGCCATGTAGCTCTTGTATCCACAGAGTAGGCCAAGTTTGTGAGGTTGGATGATATGCTCCTTCGCGATGACTCCACGGAATGTGTACGGACCTGGAAAGGTTCCTGTCATCAGAGCGTAGAAGTCCACTCCGTCGGTTTTCGATCCTTTGCGCGCATCGACCAGTAGCTTCCCATTGTCGTACTTGGTCGTTTTGACATCGATGCGGAATCCCGGCGGAGGCGGGATGACCGCGTCATAGAGCGGATGCGGAGGCTCGCGGTCGGTATCAATGTCGGGATACACATTGAACAGGCGACAGAAAGCCAGCTCGCCAGCAATACCCTCAAGATCGACCGTATGCGGATCTTCCGCGCTGATCTTTA